ATGACTCAGTATAATGACACTCAACATCTTACGAGCAATAAGCAAGTTCCAATAGTCACCGTCAACAACAATCCTGATACCACTCCTGCGACGTTATGGCTTATCGATGATGATGCAGCGCTGCGTTTGGTATTGGCAGATACTTTTGAGGATGCCGGTCTCAACGTTATCAGCTTTACCCAAGCGCAAGCTGCATGGACACGCCTTAATGATGTCTTGCAACAGCACGAAGCAGCCGACCAACTACCAGATGTGATATTGACCGATATTCGTATGCCTATGATGGATGGTCTGTCCTTTAGTGACTGGGTGCATCAACACTTTCCTAAGCTACCGATTGTCATTATGACGGCACATTCCGACCTTACGTCTGCGATCAATAGCTATCAAACTGGCGCATTTGAATATCTGCCCAAGCCCTTTGATTTAGATGACGCGGTCGCCACGATTTATAAAGCCATTAATTATCAGCCGAATCTAGTCGTATCAAATCATTCAATCGAGTCTAATACGAATGTAAGTACCGATACCAAAGAACAGCCTGCAAACAAGACAAATGTAGCCAAATCAGCTAGAAAATCCCCTAAAGCTGCTGAAAATAAAGCTCAGGAAAAACCCAAACCTCAAACTAATAACAACCCAAGCGGCATCATAGGTCAATCACAAGCCATGCAAACGGTATTTCGCGCTATTGGGCGCTTAGCACACTCACCTATTACCGTTTTGATTACAGGAGAATCAGGTACGGGTAAAGAGTTGGTCGCTAGCGCTCTACACGAGCACTCTCCGCGAGCGCAGCAACCTTTTATTGCCCTTAATATGGCTGCTATCCCTCATGATTTGATTGAGTCTGAATTATTCGGTCACGAAAAAGGCGCGTTTACTGGCGCAACAACGACGCGGCAAGGTCGTTTTGAGCAAGCTGATGGCGGAACGCTATTCTTAGATGAAATTGGTGACATGCCGTATAGCACCCAGACGCGTTTGCTACGAGTATTGGCCAATGGTGAGTTTTTTCGCGTGGGCGGACAACAGCCGGTCAAAGTAGATGTACGCATCATTGCCGCCACCCATCAAAACTTAGAAGAATTGGTCAAACAAGGCAAATTTCGTGAAGATTTATTTTATCGCCTCAATGTCATTCGCCTGCCATTACCGCCATTACGGACGCGGCCTGAAGACATTCCAGCATTAGCCACCTACTTTATGCTGCGCGCCGCTGAACAGATGAATAGCGCTGAAAAGCAGCTTCATCCCACGGCGCTACAGGTGATGCAATCTTTTGAGTGGCGTGGCAATGTCCGTCAACTTGAGAATGTCTGCCTTTGGTTGACGGTGATGGCAACGGGCGATACGGTCATGGTCGAGGATTTACCGCCAGAGTTACTTGAAACTATTCCCTCGCTTCAAGAACCTCGGTCACAGCAAAACCTGTCCGTAATAGAAACCACTCAAAATCAGCAACACAGTGATGGCGCGTATAGTCCTCCTCAAGACAAGCAAAACAATCAAGACAATAAAAACGTTCAAAACAATCAAGTCAGCCGAACTAATGAAAACCAGAACTGGCAGCAGGCACTTGCCATATGGGCTGAACAGTCTCTGCAAACTGGCGAAACTGATATCTTGCAAACCGCAATGCCAGAATTTGAACGTGTATTGCTAAAGGCTGCTCTCAACCATAGCGGTGGTAAAAAGATAGCAGCCGCTAACTTACTCGGTTGGGGACGCAATACTTTGACGCGCAAATTACAGCAATTAGATATTACAGCATCAGATAGGCAAGATAATTGAAATTAAAACCAGAAATTATTATAAAAAATTCCTATAAATATCAGTATTTTATAAAATCCATCGAAAATAATTGCTAAATAATTAAAAATAATCGCAAATAGGGGTTGCCAAACGATTCAAACTCTATATAATAGCCAACCACTGAGACGCACTACCGAATCAGTTAACTATCTCGATGGTATTTGAATTTAACTGCCTTTGATGATAGAGTAACGAAAATGGGGCTGTGGCGGAATTGGTAGACGCACCAGATTTAGGTTCTGGCGCCGCAAGGTGTGAGAGTTCGAGTCTCTCCAGCCCCACCATTTAATTACTTGATTTATATAGTATGTCTCAAATCTAATTTATAATTGTCGCGCTTTTGTCGCAGTTATATAAAAGCCCCGCTTAATTGCGGGGCTTTTTTTATGTGTAAAATTTAGTGCTAATCACCATAATCGAGCTTCATCATCTCAGCTTGCATACGCTCGGTATTAATCCACTTTGCATAGATTTTAGTGAACGTAATAATATCATGGCCCATCTGATACGCCGCTGCAGAAACATCGATCATACTATTTAGCATCGTAGTCGCGTAGGTATGACGGCAATTATAAGCTGGTCGTGCTCTTATACCGATCACTGGCAGTACTTCCTGAAACTTTTCAGACAACTTGTCTGGTCGCGTCCACGGCTCATCAGTGTGTAAGCTGATAAATAGTCGTGACTGGTGACCAGTGAGCACCTTGAGTCTATCCAATACGACCAATATCTTATCATTGAGATAGATATTACGGATCTCATTGGTCTTAGTTGATAGCTGCACCTTGCCACTGCTCAACGTCTTACTTATTTTTGCTAATCGATTAGCTCTATCTATGTCAGCCCAGTCTATGGCCAATGATTCACCAGGACGGCAACCGGTCCAGAACTGCCATACAAAATACAAATACCAAATTTCTTTGTCATCCGTCCAATGGCTTTGCATATAGTCAAGTATGGCCAGACGCTCATCAGGTAAAAAAGGATCTGGCTCATCCTTTTGAGTCTTCTTATTACGTATGCGTTTAGTGGGCAACTCTTCAATAACTTCATCGATGAACGCTAAATCAAACACCCCGCGCAGTGGCGTGAGTGCGTCATTAGCCGTTTTAGTGCTGCTAAAGTCGTTCTGTGCGAGCGCAGCGCGCACCATTGCCGGTGTTATATCTGCAATTGCTATAGATGCAAAAAAAGGCATCCACTTATTTTTGAGGATGCCTTTATATTTACGTCTAGTACCTGTGTTACCGCTATCTAAGCTATCAAGATAAAGCTGTGCGTAGTCTGTAAAAAGCGGTCTATCATCTGCTGTCGTCCCATCAATAATATTACAAGCTAATTCAATATCTGTTACCGTCAAATTCTCCCATTTTCTACGAGCCATTAAACTAGCTCGTAGCTTTCCCGCTTGGGCAATGTTCTTTGGCGTCGCCGTGTACGGGAGGATGAAGTATCTGCGTCCATCTCCTTTGATCGGGATATTAATTTCGACGCTTCCGCTTCGTACTCTAACGCCTTTTGGATACCCTGCTGACTCATCCAATTGTTCCACCCCTGTAGACTAAAGTAAATCTTATTGTTAACCCTTTTCCACACCTTGCCTTCTGGCCATTTATCTTTTGCCATGTATAAGCGTTCGTGTGGTAGACCAATAAGTTTACCAAATTGGGGGAGTGTTACCCAGTCCAATGGGACATTTGATTTGATAATTTCAATAACTTCCATCTTTCAGCTCCCCTTAATTACTTTAAAATCAATCACCCATACCCAAGGGTTTGTGAACCATGCAGCCTCGCCATGCTTTGCCATCCAGTAGTCAGTAGCAAAATCCATCAACCCATCGCGTGATTCTTTTAACGAGTCACCAAGCGTGATGTCTTGCACACGCTCAATGCGAATATCGGTTACTTTCAAGAGTATGCGACTGTCTTCATAACTGAGGTCACAAGGGTTGTTATAAGTTAATTCGCAAGCTGGAATATGAGCAGGGTCATCATAAGGGCCATAGCCCCAATCTATTGCATTTCGCCCATCATCTGAGGCAACGAACACTGGACCAATCCAGCCAACATCTTCTATGGCGAGCGTTGGCTCCTGCACACATAAACGATCACCAATCCTATAAGGCGCAGCATTGGTCTTTGGCAAGCACTTCTTTATCACTTCATCAAGAGGTCTAGTAGTGGCGCATTGATCACTAATGCGCACACCGCCAATCTCTAACACTTGCCAACCACACTCATTGGTGTGTGGCTGCGCCGATAAAATCATTCTATGCTGCGTTTTATTGTCTGCTAACACTGCGTTGACTTCTTGCGCATTCAAGATTATCGGCCGCTCTTTCACATTACTCACAATCACTCCCCTTGTTCAATTAATAAGGTTAATGCTTGAACCATTGCTTTTATGTCGCTACTACTAAAGCTATTCAGAGCATAGGCTATCCATATGGCTTGCATTTCAGTTTGATCAGGCATACTCACTTACCCCTTCTCTCAAACACGCTTTGGCAATCTACACAAAGCGTTACCCCGCCCATCGCTTGACGCTTAGCGGGTATGTCTTCGCCGCATTCCATACATTCAGCCAGCGATGGCTTATCAAATTTAGGCGCACGACTTAGACAATGAGTCATTGTTAAATCTAAATAGTCGTTTGCGCGATCTGCATCATCAGCCATAACCTACCCCATCTTCTCAACAGTCGCTTCGATACGCTTGTAGCCGATACCGTAACGATATTCTAATTTCATGCCACGATCAGCAAGGCGACAAGTCCGGCCAACTAAGTGATGACCAGCACTACACGCCTGTTTGATTTCCCAGTTTTTCATGTCTACATCTAACCAGGCCAAGCCGTAATTATTACGTGCAAACGTGACTCGTTTAATCTGCTTTGACATCTGTTGCCTCACTCTCTTTGATCATTTTTCCTAACCACTCATGGATCTCTTTTAAGCGTTCTAACCCAAATTTTTTGACGATGTAATAATCATCTCGTTTTGGATCTCTCTGGTTTTGGCGTTGTAGCTTGATAAAAAACTCACCGGCTTTGATAAATAAATGTGCGCGGCGACTAAGTGATAGTGTTTTACTCATCGTTTCAGCTCCCGCATTATCAAACTCTTAATTGTGCCTGCTGCATACAACTGGCCATGAGGCCCATCAACAGTCACGACATGATGATTCTTAGTGCCGTAATGTTTCTTTTCTATCGACAGATACGCTTCATGGTGCGCGGCTTTTATACGCGCATCAGTACGATTCCGAATGGCTTTTTGATAGCTGTCAATCCCAGAGCTAAGCAATACACTCAAGTGAGGCATGACACTCTCATCATCCCAAAGCGGTTGTATAAGCCTGCGCTTAACAGCAGAGTCAACGCTACGATGCTTGTCGAATAATATGACGTCTAAATGCATGTAATTACCAAGCATATAGTCATCATCAAAAATCATCGCGTCACGATTGCTGCTCAATACGAGTACGTCTGTGATGATGCCCTGTGCATTTAGACAGCGTTGGAGACGATCACAAGCAGCAGTCACACCAATGTGAGGCGCACCGCAGACACTGACTATCAACGGTTTTATTGATTGTTTTAACATTACGCGACCTCGCTGTGTTCTGTATTAGCAGCAACTGCGTCAAGCAGCGGCTCAAGGTTGATGTTTGCCAAATACGCAGCACGTAAGTCAGCTTCTAATTGGATCATTACTGGCCACTGTGGTGGATTGATACGGCACCGGCGTTGTGATACTTGCACGATGATTAGGCGCAATTGGTCAGCGACATCAAGCAAGCTTTGTTGGTCGCGGGCGCAGCTTGGCTTAGCAATATGAGCTGTCCACGTCACGTTGGCCTCACGTAAGGCTGTACGACTGACCGTGTCGGTGAGCTTGCAGTTTTGGATAAGAGATACTAGGACAGTGCTTGGCTTGACGTTGGTGATATTACGCATAGCAAGCCTCCAACGCAGCGCGAAATGCTGGTAGTTCAGCTTCGGTGATAGTGCGTAAATTCTTACCCAAGAGAGTAGTAGTGTGAGTACTTAAAATCTCTTTAAGAATAGAGTCATCAGAGCATTGCTTGAAGAAACTAACCATCGTTTGGTGATACTTATTAAAACCAGTTACTACCCCAAACCCCTTGCTGCAACAGTCATCAAAAACAATATCCCAAGCCACCAATTTATTACCACCAATCGTATAGTCATCCTCACTAAAACGATCCATGCTATGCATGCGCTGAACTAGGACTTCAGACAGATTTTTAATAAAGATAAGCTGCATGTCTTTATCAGTAATTGGCGGCGCTGGCTTATCTGGCCACAGCTCATCAATGATGATTTCGCGGGCATCCATTCCTTGTATTTCAGGTACGGTTTCGCTTAGATAATCGACATCATTGATAGTTTCGCGGTCGATAGCACTGTTTCGGCAGTTGGTAGTATCAAAATTCAAGCCGATTAGTTTGGTGAAATCGCCCACATCACCCCAACGATTTCCCCAATGCTTTTCCTTAGCCTCCAATTCAGATTTTTTTAGAGAGGAGTAATAGCCAGAACCACCCTTATCTACATGTGCGCTCACCCACTTCTCGTCCTGACCCTCAAATACCCACTGCTCTAATTGCTTGAGCTCAGGCTCAGCATCATTCGCTGCTGTATCTTGCATGGCTGCTAGCAACCCACCAGTCGGCATAATGTTTCCAGCTTTTAAGCGATCTCTTACCGCATCTAGCGCGACTTTCAAAGCTGAGATTTCTGCTTTGGTTTCATCGTCAAAGCCGATTTTAAAAGTGCTGATTAGCTTGCTCATGCGGCACCGCCCACTACTATTGCAATGAGAGCTAGTAGAGCAAGCAGCAAAAGACACAGCACTTGGCGATAGCCACGTACTGTCGTTTGTAGTTTTTCTTCAGAGTGATTGAGTTGCTGCTCGGTGTTTTGGAGCTGCTGATTTCTGCTGCTTAAGATATCGCGTACACGCTCAAGCTCAGCTTGAAGACGCGATGGTGAGACATTGCTTTTTGATTGATTCTGAGACATGACGTTATACCCGTTTTGTTGATTACGGGTATAATTAAAACATTTGTTATATTCAACGTCAATACATTTGTTATAATTTAGATAAATAAATATAACAATAGATGTTATTTATCACCATTTTTCGTTTGGTGGCCAATCGAATACCCACCCAATAAGCCTAATAACTTCATTGAAATCTTTTTTAGTCATGATTTCATCTTTATACATATCATTGTCTGATTTGATAATGATATCGCCAGTCGCCGTCTTAAGAAGCCTCTTTACTTTTAATTCGCCATCTACACTAAAGGCGTATATTTTTCCCTCACGTATAGCAACATTGGATTTGCTTGTATCTATTCTGATAGGCGACTTGTCCATGATTGTAGGCTCCATGCTATTACCATCAAGCATAGCTTCTACAATACAATCTGGCTGCGCACCCACTGCTCTTATTCGATCTGTAAGCATATGAGTGTATCCAGTCGCCCATTCAGTATCAGGCGGACATGATCCAGCACCAGCGCTCAAAGCGACATCAGTAAATATAGGTATCACCGTGTACTTATCCTTTTGTGACGGCTCAATAATTACAGCCTCATTCCCTGATTTTTGCATCTCCCCATTGCCTGTACTTAACCATTCTAGGTCTACATTTAATGCAGCGGCGAGTGCAGATGTATATCTACACGACTTGCTATCTCGTCTTTCAACATTACCAATTGCGCCCTGATCCCATTCAACAGCGTCTGCTAGTTCTTGCTGTGTCATTTTTCGGGCCTCACGCGCAAGCTTTAAGCGTGCTCCTAGTGCCATGATAATTACCTTCAATGTGGTTTTTATAGTAAATCAACTGCTGATGAGGCAGCTTAGTTCGTTCGATAAATCACAGTATATAAACAAATGTTATTGATGTATAACTTCAATTGATGCATTAGATATTGCATTTGTTTAAAACAAATGTTTTAATAGCTACAAATGTTATTAAAAGCAATCAATATGTCAAATCATAAAAAGCTTATTGTCGATGCAATCAAGAAAGCGGGTAGCCTTGCCGAGCTAGCACGACAGGTCAATGAACAAGTTGATGTTATCAATCTCAACTTGCCTAAAGACATGCAAATTCGTCACACCTATTCAACTCAAATCAACAACTGGATAAATCGTGATATCGGCGTAGCACCCACTCATGTACTAGCATTCAGTCAGGTAGCAAAGTGTAGTTGTCATGATCTGCGACCTGATGTATTTCCTGATGCATGTAACGATCAGTGCGCCCAACCAAAACTAGCATAGCAATACTGCTGAAATAATCACACGACAATCACGAGGTCATTATGTCGAAGCAAAAATATACAGCAGCTGAGCGTGCTGCAAATTGCGTACTAGATTTAGAGGCGGCAGTCTATCAAGCCGCAATGAAGCCACGCGGTACGCTTGGTGGCATCTGCGAGACGTTCGGTCTTAACTACAATACGGCCGCACTACAAGTCAATCCAAAGCGCACTTCACATACTTGTCCACCTTTGCTTATTGAGCAACTATTAAGCGGCACGCAGTCATCATTGATTATGGATGCTATCTGCTGTGCGCATGGGAACGCCGCATGGTTTTTGTTGCCTGATGCCGACACCCAATGCGATGAGATTTTTGATATTGCGATGCTTGGTCAAAAGTTTGCTGATTTAAACAGCACGTCATTGGACGCTTATGCCGACAAAATCATTGAGCCTGATGAATTTGCGAAGATTCAACGCGACGCGCAGGCACTACTGCGTCATATACAGACAATAGTAGAAAACGCCAAGCGCAATATGGAGAGGAATAATGACAGATAAACGAATGCCTCTTAACTTTGATGCCATCGCCAATGCTGCTGTTGGCAACTATGTCACCCAAATATTCCCAGCTGCTGGCATTAGCTTTAACCAACCAGCTCATCAACATCAGGCTTGCCCGATGTGCGCCGGCAATGATAGATTTCGCTGTGATGACAAGCGCGGCGAAGGCACTTGGATATGCTCACAGTGCGGCGCTGGTAATGGCTTTATGCTTGTCAAGGAATTTACCGGGCTTGATGTTTATGAAACCAATAAGCTAATCGCAGGTGCTATCGGACTTGACGCAACCAGCACAGTGACTGATGAACAACGTGCCCAGTGGCAATCACAGCAAGTCGAACGCGAAGCGACTGAGAAAGCCGCGAAGCGCCAAGCTCGTATCGATGCCGCCAGTCGTGCCCAGAGTATTTGGGATAATGCAAAACCTGCTGCTGATGATCATCCTTATCTCTTACAGAAAAAAGTCAATGCGTTTGGTCTAAGCAAAGATACTAACGACAATCTCATTATCCCTATGTATTACTACAACCCTGAAAAGCAGCAAATCACATTGGTCAATGTGCAGACTATCGCGCCTGATAGTGAAAAGCTATTTTTGAAAGGCGGATTAGTCAGCGGTGCTTATTTTACGATTGGCAGTACTGCCATGTTTGGTGCTGGTATTGTATTGATTTGCGAAGGTTATGCGACTGGCGCGACCGTGTTTGATGCAATGAGCTATTCATTGCCTGTAGTTGTGGCATTTAATGCACATAATTTGATACCAGTGGCCAAAGCAATACGCGCTCAATATCCCGATCATCGCATCATCATTGTTGCTGATGATGATAATGCCACAGCGATAAAGCTAAGAGATAAAGCCATTGCGGATGGCAAAGAGCCACTGCCGTTGATTGAATATAATACAGGTATACGTGAAGCCCGAAACGCAGCAATAGCTATTGGCGGCGAGATAGTTACGCCAAAATTTGAAACACTAGATATGGATAGGGATGCAGCGTAATGCAAGACAAACAACACTCAGATTTTAACGACCTCGCAGCCTCTGCTGGACTCAACGAAGTAGCTCGTCAAATCAAATATGCGCTAGCTAACAAATCAATCGTCACTCAAGCTGCGAATGATGATCATAGTGTTGTTGATGCCCCTACTGACACAAACACTGGCAACACACCAGCTGACGTTGAACAAGCCATGCGATTGGCGAATATGATCAAGCGTTACGCTCAAATCACTGACATTGGCAAAGTGACCAATAAAATCTATGACACTGAGCAAAAGATTGAATATAGCAAGATGCAGTTCGCTAATGAAATTGGTAATAAGAAGCTTGCGGATCTTTGGTGGAAGTCACCACACCGAAAAATAGCGAAGTCCGAAGTCGCAAAAGACCTTGATGTGATGATGGCTGTTGAAGCTCAATCGATGTTCCAGCGTTACTTCCTTATTTACGGTACCAAAGAAGTATGGGACGACGTTGAGCGCATACGTTTGCCAGTCGATACTATCAAGTTAGCACGTCCTAATGAGTATGATATATGGCTGAAATCCGAAGCGCGCATCACGATCAAAGCTGATAATATTTGGTTTGACCCTACTCGTACTAAATCACCCAAGCACGATAAAGACATCGCTATCAATACCTTTGATGGCTTACCACTCAAACCTATCGAGACTGAGTTAAGCGATGTGGCCGCTATGTGCAAACCAATAACTGACCTACTACTACACTTATGCGAAGGTAATAAAGACGTGTATGAGTGGGTGCTTAGATGGTTAGCTATTCCTTTGCAGCAACCTGGTACCAAGCTTGATACCGCATTGATATTTCACGGTGAGATACAAGGCGCTGGTAAGTCATTATTCTTTGACCGCATCATGACTCGGATCTATGGCGACTACTCCGTCACGCTAGGTCAGGGTCAACTTGAGTCTCAGTACAATGACTGGGTATCCAACAAGCTTTACGCTCTATTTGAAGAGATATTTAGTGGCAGCGACCGCTACTCACAAATGGGTATGGTCAAGCAGCTCATCACGGGCAACACAATCTACATAAGCAAGAAGTTTATGAGCGGATGGCAACAAGACAACTTCGTCAACGCGATATTTTTATCAAACAATATGATGCCACTATCACTCGAACAAAACGACCGCCGCCATGTTGTCTGTTATCCTTTGCAAAAAATCCCCGAACCCCTTTTAAAAGTTGTTTCGGATGCCTTAGATGACACTGATGAGAAGATGATACGCAGTTTCTATACTCTACTGATGATGACAGACTTAAAAGACCAAACAGCTCACACACCGGCAATCATGACCAGCAGCAAAAAGCAGCTTATACGATTAAGTCAGCCTAATTGGGAAGTATTCTACGATGACTGGGTTAGAGAGGACTTTGATATTCCTTATTGCAGCTGCCTAAGCGCCGATTTGTATTTTGTATATCGGCAATGGTGTCAAAGAGGAGGTGAGCGTCCAACTACTGAAACTAAAGTTATGACATATATTGGTAGACGCGAAACTAAATCACGGCTAAAATACAAAACAGCAAAAATGATGCAGGCAAAGCAAGCAACAATTGTAGCAATCAATATGCCGCATGACTATCCAGCCAATAGCCATACCAACCAACAAGACTGGCTCGGTGCTGGTATTCAAAGATTTAAGCAATCAATCAATACTGTTTACGATCCGAAGTGATAAGCAGGTGCAGGGTTGCAGGGTCAGGTGCATAGTTAAATACAAACCCTGCACCTCTACACCCTAGATGCCATAAGCGATATAGAACCCTGTAGCATACGTTGCAGGGTTTTTGCTTGTGCGCGCGCGGGAAATATTTATTTTATTTATCATCTATTGTTATCAACTAAATTATTTTTTATTCCGTGCGTAAATATAACCCTACTACCTATGCAACCTATGCATCTGTATCTTATAGACCAACAACAATAAGGGCTGTAGAGGTGCATAGTTAAAACACTAACCCTGAACCTTTGACACAACCCTGCACCTGTGTATATATTATCTATAAATAACGGGGGATATTTATCATGCGTCAAGAATACTTAAGAGCAGCTGCTGAAGCTTATGCAAACCTAAGCGAGTTACAATCTGATTGCTATCACTACCTAAACGATGGCTTTCCTGAATCTGTTCAGCCTCGTTTGGTAGCGGCTTATACCAAGCTACTATCTACCGAGATATCAAGTAAGTATATAAATAGAGTAGTTCGAACGGCTCTGGTGGAATGTCAGTATCCGATCAATGAAACAACTGGCTATGCCTTAAGTGGTAATGATCGAATTGCATTGTCCGGTATATCTAAGCGCACATGGGTACGTTATCAGTTATCTGATTGCGTTAATTTTATACTAAATAATATGAGTCAGAACGCAAGCGTGGCAAGGACTAAGATACAATTACAAGTGGTTGGCTATTCAGAGGCTACTTGAATAATGGCACCGTTTCATCTATGATTTTCTCATATTCGAAGTTCCTGCCTAATCATAAAGCAGACGTAAACAAACATCACCAGTTAAGCCCATTGCCCCCGCAGTGGGCTTTCTTTTTGGAGGTAATAAAGCATGGTACTTAAAACCCTACGCCCACGCCTCACAACTATCGACACCAAAGCAGTCAATGATACTCATCAACCAAAATCAAGATGGGGACATGGTCGCGGTGGCAGACCTTGGCGACGCAAGCGCGATGAGATATTTTTGCGTGACAAATATACTTGCCAAGTTTGTAGTCGTGTTGGCGGTGAGCTTGAGCTTGACCACATCGTCAACGTTGCCCGTGGTGGCACTGATAATGACGATAACTTGCAAACTCTATGCAAATCACCCTGTCATTCTGCGAAAACACATGCGGAAAGCCAAGAAATTTAGGATATTTTATTGAAAAAAAGGTGGGGGGAGTCATTTTTATTTCTGGGCAAAGCCAGTGGACACCACACTCCACCACACGCGCAAAAAAAATCCTAAATTAAAATTATTTTTCCATTTTTCCGAATCCGTTTAATTGAGAAAGGTTCTCATTATGTCACTAACTAAAAGAAAGGAAGTGTACTGCCAAAACGTCGCCGACGGTCTTGATAAATTAGAGGCAATGGCAGCCGCTGGTTACAAAGCTAAGAACGAAGCCAATGCTAAACGCCAACTCAAAAATCTTGATGATGATGAAGCTGTCCAAGATCGCATCATTGAATTACGCGCTATTCAGCTTTTGAAAACTGGCGAATCAACTGATGGTGAAGAAGCTGAGGTCGTTGAGTTAGTCAGCGCCCTACACTTCTTTCAAACGATTTATAAGAACCCTGCTAAGTCAATGAAAGACCGCATCAGCTGCGCAACGATGGCCATTCAGTACGAAGAGCCAAAGCCTGCGCCAATTGGTAAAAAAGACCAAGGCAAGCTTGATGCAAAAGCAGGTGCTAAGACTGGCAGCTTCAGAACACTCAGCAATCAGTTACCTTTGCCGACATCTGGCACTACTCAATAAGAGAACCCAATGATAGATACCTGGTCGACAGCCTTGCCCGACTGGGAAAAGCGTATCGTCGCTGGTGAGTCTCTCATGCCGTGTAAGCCACTCAATCAAGATGTCGCTGATATTGCCCTTAAGATATTTGACCAATTAATCTTGGTAGATATCATCGGCAGCCCCACGGCAGGCGAAGTCACACGCGAATGGGCACGGGAATTTATCGCCGCTATCTTTGGCGCTTACGACACAGTCAGCCAAGAGCGATTAATCACTGAGTTTTTTTTATTGATTGCTAAAAAGAATACTAAATCAACGCTTGCCGCTGGCATTATGATGATTGCACTCATACTCAATGAGCGTATGAGTGCCGATCTTGCCATTATCGCCCCTACCAAAGAGGTGGCAAACGCTAGTTACAATCCCGCAAGCGACATGATTTCTGCTGACCCAGAGTTATCAGCCATTTTTAGCGTGTCAGACCACACGCGCACGATTACGCATTTGGGTACCAATGCCACACTAAAGGTCTACGCCGCTGAATCTGAGACGCTGGGTGGTAGTAAATTTAGCTTTGTGCTCATCGATGAGCTATGGCTATTTGGCAAACGTGCCAATGCCGCATCAATGTTACGTGAAGCAACTGGTGGTCTAGCATCACGCCCTGAAGGGTTTGTTGTTTATCTAAGTACGATGCCCGATGAGCAGCCTGCCGGTATTTTTAAACAGAAATTAGACTATGCGCGCGGCGTACGTGACGGCAAGATTATCGATCCGCAATTCTTGGGACTGCTGTATGAGTTCCCACAAAAGTATATCGACGATGAGTTATATCTTGACCCAGACAATTGGCATATAACCAATCCAAATTTAGGAGCATCAGTCAGCACTAAGTTCTTGGCTCGTGAATTTAAAAAAGCAGCAGACGAAGGTAAAGAGGAGCTGCAAGATTTCACGGCCAAACATCTCAACGTACAAATCGGTATATCACTGAGAGCCAACCGTTGGGCTGCTGTGGAGTTTTGGAAAGCAGCAGCAGCATCTACCCCATTTACGTTAGAAGAGCTTATTGAGGCATCAGAGGTTATCACCATCGGTATCGACGGCGGTGGCCTTGACGACCTATTAGGATTTGCGGTGGTTGGTCGTCTACCCGTGGTACTCAGAGAATATGAAGACAGCATCACTAAACAGAAAGTGCAAATCAAACTGTGGTGGGTATGGACCCGCGCTTGGTGCCACACGATTGCACTAGAACGCCGTATGTCGATTGCGCCAACGCTAGAAGGGTTTGCTAAGCAAGGCGATCTTATCATTGTAAAAAATATCGGTGATGAGTCAGAGCAAGTCGCGCAGCTGTGCAAACAAGTATTTGATAGCGGTAAGCTGGACAAAATCGGACTTGACCCACTTGGCATTGGCACACTCATCGAAGAGCTGGACGCAGTAGAGATACCAGATGATAAAATAATCGGCGTCAGTCAAGGTTTCAAGATGTCAGGCTATATCAAAACCACTGAAAATAAAATCGCGCGCAAGCATCTTGTACATGCTGATCAAGACATGATGGCGTGGTGCGTTGGTAACTCTCGCACAGTAGTCCGTGGCAGCGGTACGATGATTAGTAAGGCTGAGTCAGGCACTGCCAAGATTGACCCTGTGATTGGAATGTTGAACGCTGTTGCTTTGATGAGCCTCAATCCAGAGCCACCAAAGACCGGTGCACCTACTATGTTTTTTGTTTAACAAGTGTTGATTTTATTGAATTAGTCACTATTATAAATTATCAATACTTAAATTTATAATGGAACATTTATGGATAGCCCTATACAACAAATTAACAATCAATTCGTACGACTGACTTGTTTAGAAGACAATATTATATATCAAGCATGTATAAGAGTTGGCAGCATATCAGGCATTATAGAAAATGGTAATGTGTGCACTGTAGTCACTTCAGATAGAAAATATTTGGCAAATTACCCGCTTGATGAGCTTAAGAATAAATTAAATATAGTAATAATTTAATAGTTCAATAAAGAAATAAAAAACCCACCACTCGGTGGGTTTTTTATTGCCCAAATTTTATATACAGATAATCGAGATCACTATGACCAAAGCCTATAGCGTACTAAAAGTCAAAGCTATTACAGACGATGGCGACACTCGCACTATCACTGGCATTGCATCGACACCGAAGCAAGACCGTGACGATGACATCATGGATATGGCTGGCGCTAGGTTTGCCCTACCCATGCCATTTCTATGGCAGCACAGCCACAATCAACCGATTGGCGAAGTTACGAATGCCACCGTTACCGAAGAAGGCATTGAGATCACCGCGACCATCGTCAAGATTGAAGAAGAAGGTGCACTCAAAACCCGCATCGATGAAGCATGGCAGTCTATCAAGTCAGGACTGGTCAAGGGCTTATCCATTGGCTTTAGATTGCTTGAGTACAACTACCTTGAAGACAGCTACGGTCTGCATATCAAAGAGTGGGAATGGTACGAGTTATCGGCTGTCACAGTACCAGCAAACCCTGATGGGAAAATAACCAGCGTCAAAAAAATCAAGCAAGCATTTTCCGACGCTCAAAATCCACTGCCTACGCCTTCAAAGGCAGCAGCCGACCCAGTAGTACTAGACACACAAACAAAAGCTCCTAGCACTACCAGCGTTCCAAATCCACCAGCACCACGAATTATCACTTTAGTTGCTCAATATCAGGGCAGCATATCATTACTATCCGGAGAATAACCTATGTGGGAAAAACAACGTGCGCAATTACTTGCGACAATCAAATCCAAGAAAGGCCAACTAAAAACCCTCGTGTCAAAATCTGCGGAAGAAGGCCGCACGACTGACGATGCTGAAGAAGCTGAGGCCAAAGCAGTGGAAGATGATATTGCTAAACTCACAGCAAACCTATCGCGCGTAGAAGGCATCATCGCTGACATCGCAGAAGCCGCGTCGTCAGCGACTCCTGCCGCTGGTGCCAACCCAGATGAGGCTGGCGCTAGTGCTGACGGTGAGCCTGAGCCTGAGAAATCTGCAAAAGGTATCACGACTGTGCGCGACAATAATGCTAAAAAAGGTATCGGTTTTGCACAGCTTATCAAAGCCAAGGCTCATGCTGTTCTACAGCAAAAGAAAGGCAACTACATCAGCCCGCTTGATATTGCAAAATCACAAGGTATGGACCCACGGGTTATTCAAGCGCTTGAAAAAGCCGTGGTACTTGATACATCAAACTCAGGTGCGTTGATTATTGAAAATCAACTCGCAGGTGAGTTTGTTGAGCTGTTACGTGCAGAGACTATCGTTGATAAACTTGCTCCTATGATGCGCGTCGCTCCTTTTAACACTACCATTCCAGGTATGGGCACAGGATCAGTAGCTGCGTGGGTAGGTGAAGGCAAGCCAAAACCAGCAACAAACCCTACCTTTGAAACCGTAGAAACCAAACATCATAAGCTTGCTGGTATTGTGGTTCGCACTGATGACCTTTTAAAACTGTCAACGCCTAGCACTGATCAGATGTTATTAAATGATTTAGTCGAAGCATCTGCCCAGCTCATTGATACAACGTTTATGGATGATCAACCACAAACATCCACACGACCAGCTGGTGTGTTGAACGGTGCTGCCAAGATTACCGCTACAGGTAGAACAGCCGCTGAATATGATGCGGATCTTGCAGCGCTAAACGATAATTTCATTAGCAAAAACCTATCACTCACTGGCGCTCATTATATTATGAGTGCAACTCGTGCTAGTGCTATGGGTCGCCTGCGTGATGCGTTGGGTAATGCTTACTACCGTGGTATGGCGAATGGTCCTGGTGAAAAAACCTTAGATGGCTTGCCTGTCATTGAATCCGAAAACGCTAATGATGTTATCGCCTTGGTCAAGCCATCTGAGTTATATCTTGCTGATGATGGTGAAGTTGAAGTCGCATTCAGTGACCAAGCAACTATCAACATGGGCACAGATGCTGAGCAACAGCTAGTGAATTTATGGCAGAAAAATATGACTGCTATCCGTGCGGAGCGTCATATCACGTGGGCCAAACGCCGTATCGCTGCCGCTGCTTATATTGATTATTCTCAGCTGGTATAAATCAACTCTAAATAATTGAACGACCAAAAACCTCACCGTCAAACGTGAGGTTTTTTATGAGTAGGTATTGGTGTGCCACCTCCCGTTATCCGCATCAGTATCTACTCCTAAAAAATACGAGGTCATTATGAAAATTAAATACATTAAAGATGCACCCAACGGCCCCGCTGGTATGACCGATGATGTCAGTGACTTTCATGGCAACATTTTAATCCTAACTGGCTTCGCAGAACTAGATAGCACTACTTATTTTGATGGCCAATCACAGTTTACCCTCGTCACTGAATCAAGATCGCTGATTAATCCTAAGCAGATTTTTGAGCCAACCGAGCCAACCGAGCCAACCGAGCCAACCGAGCCAACCGATCCAACACCGACAAACGAGCAAAACGCATAA